GAATACCAAGCAGCTATTGGTGAATTGAAAGAAGGTCTCCAAGACACTAACCTTTCAAACGCTAGGCTGCTTTACACGAACCGTGTGCTAAGAAATACCTCCTTGAATGAGCGGCAAAAAGATAAAATTGCCGAAGCTATTTCAAACGCTGGTTCAGTTACAGACGCGAAGACAATCTATGATACACTTCAAAGCACAGTGGAGGCTAAACCTAAAAAGAGCCCACAATCACTGAGCGAAGCAATCGGTCGACGCAATACTGTACTCCGGGCAACTCGCAAAGAGGAGCCCGCATCCGATCCTTTCCAGAATCGGATGAAAAGACTAGCTGGAATAAAATAATCATATATAGTATAAAGGAGGTGATTTAAAATGTCTAGTATTATCCAAAGATTGACCGAAGGATGTGTCAATCGTGATATGCGTGCTGAAGGTTCTGCTCTTCTCGCCAAGTGGGAGAAGACGGGTCTTCTTGAGGGTCTCGAAGGAACCCGCAAGAAAGATTCTATGGCGCGCTTGCTTGAAAACCAAGCAAAAGAACTACTCCGCGAAAGTAGCACTCTGGCCACTGGTGATGTTGAGGGCTTTGCAGCCGTCGCGTTCCCCATTGTCCGTCGTGTATTCGCAGGCTTGATCGCAAACGATCTTGTCTCTGTCCAACCAATGAGTTTACCCTCGGGTCTCATTTTCTTCCTCGACTTTACCTATTCGTCTAATATCGGTGAATCCGCTACCCAAGCTTCCCGCTTAGGTAACACTGCCGATGCAACCATTTATGGTGGCGACAAGGTTGGTTCACAAGTAACCGGCGGCGTTAACTTAGCCGACGAGTTTGGTGGCGATCCCCGTGCAGGTCAAGTTCGTGGTTCTGGTCGTGGTTACGCGTATGCGTCTCCATCAGGTTCCAATGTAGCCCTCACAGCTAATTTAGCTGATGGTGCGGTTTCTGCTTTGATCAGGCTTGATGGTGATCTCAGTGAGACCCAGAAGACCTTGATGGATCATGATCCAGACCTTATGGCTGAAACTGCTTCGGGTCTTATTATTATCGATGTTGCTCGCGATCACCTCGCGTCGACCTCAGAAGATCCAGATTATGGTAACCTTGGCGCTTTCTCTCTTAGAGATATCGCTGCACAAACCACAAGTGGTAACGCTGTGTTGGCCATGATCAACGGTGCTGCCAGCGTTGGAACGATCGGCGGTATTGATGAGCTTCACCAAGTTCATCGTTTGACCCGTTTGGTTGGTTCCGATTCTCGCGGCGCGCCATATCAGTCTGGCTTGACTGGAACGGCTAATGCGGTTCGTTTCTATGTCGTTTGTGATGTTGGAACTGATCTTACTGAAACCACCACCGCTGAGGTTATCGGTGCTGCTCTTGACGCGGATAAGATTACTTTCCCAACTCAAGATGCCATCGATGCGTCTAGCGCTGTTGGTGCGGTTGTTGGTGACCTCTTCCCTCTGGAAGCGAACGCCAACATCCCCGAGATCGATATCAAGGTTGATTCGATTGCTGTCACGGCACAAACCAAGAAGCTCAAGGCTAAGTGGTCCCCAGAGTTAGGTCAAGACCTTAACGCTTACCACAACCTTGATGCAGAGGTTGAGCTTACCAGCATCCTTTCGGAGCAAGTTGCTCTGGAAATCGATCGCGAGATCCTTGCTGACCTTGTAAATGGTGCTACTGCATCCACTTACTACTGGTCGCGTGCACCGGGTCTCTTCGTGAACCGTGTAACTGGTGCTGAACTTGGTGCGGCTTCTGCTGCCCCTGACTTCACCGGTACGGTAAGCGAATGGTATGAGACTCTTTGCGAGACCATCAATGATGTGTCCGCTCAGATTCATCGCAAGACCCTTCGTGGTGGTGCAAACTTTATCGTTTGTTCGCCAGAAGTTGCTAACATTCTTGAGTTCACTGCTGGATTCCGTGCTTCCGTCACTCATGACGACGAGACCGGTTCCGTTGGTGCTGTCAAGACAGGCTCGTTGAGCAAGAAGTGGGATGTCATTGTTGACCCTTACTTCCTTCGCAATGTTGTCCTTGTGGGACGCCGCGGCTCCTCTTTCCTTGAAAGCGGATTTGTGTACGCTCCATATGTGCCACTGCAAACTACACCTACGATCTTCGGACCAGAAGACTTCGTACCCCGCAAGGGAGTCATGACGCGTTATGCCAAGAAGATGGTGCGTCCTGATATGTACGGACTCGTTATTGTCCGCGGACTTATTGGTGAGCAAGGCGCTACTTGATAAGTTAGCGATACTCACACTAAACATAACCCCCCTGTTTTCAGGGGGGTTTTTGTTTTTGGGAGCATATTCCTAAAATGTTGATCTCTCAAATTTTTTCTCCGGTAATTTTTTGAGATTTTGCATTTGGGGGAACTATTTACTGTAACTTGACTTTATTCTCCTTGGGCGAGGCCACTGCCCTAGAAAGAGAGTATTCCGAAGTGGCTGGAATACAATCATTGAATGAGGCGGGTTATTGCAATAACATAATAAAAAGGAGAAATTAAATTATGGGAAACCGAAGACTCGGCCGTAAAAGACTTTACGGGATCGAAAAAGAAGGACAAACTGTTGATTTGGGCGCTGCAGCAGGCATTAAAGATGCCATTGTAAGCACAACCCAACACAGACTTGGCCAAGAGTTGATTACTGAGATTGTTGTAGATCTTGGAACCTCAAAGGCAACTATACGCGGCGGAGGTACCGCCGAATACGCAATCGGTGTAGCCAGCACGGCCGCTACTTTGGGACAGTTAACTGTCGCTAAAGTTGGTGTCGTAACAGAGATTAGATGTGTTTGTTTGGAGGTACCCGCCGGAGGTGCGACCAACTGCGATATTTGGACCAATTCGAGCGGCACGATTGCGACAGGAGCGAATGTTGGTGGCGGTACCGCTGGTCCCGCAGATGTCAACGCTATAGGCGAAGATACATCGGCAACCAACGACGCCAATGGATATGCAGACCTTTATCTGTATATCACTGATGGAACTGGAGGCGCATCTTCGAGTAACATGTCGGCCGGTAAGTTTGTGATCTACATTTACGGATTTGCGGTACCAGATGATCTTGTCTAGACTAAATTTCAATACTTATAAACAAGGAGGAAAACAAAATGGGAGTTAGAAGAAAATCTAGAAGAAGGTTAGCGGCAATAAACAAAAAAGGTGTCATTAAAGATGTTACCGCGTCAACAGCAGTAATGAGCAACAACATTGTAGCAGCCAGCCAGTTCCGCATGGGACAAATGGTTATTACTGATATGGTTCTTGACCTTGCTGGGGCGAAAAACACATTGTACTCGAAGGCAGTCGGCGCCGCCGATCCGATCGGCACAAACTCTACAGATGTAAGTTATGTCTGTAAATTAGGTGAGAGCGTGTTTGGTGTGGTTACCCAAGTAGAAACAGTCAACCTAGAACAGTGCACAGATGGTACATTGAAAGATTACGATCTTATGTTCGCCACCGGTGCCGACGGATTTCTTGGAAGTGATGCTACTAGTGCCACGGCGCTAGCCTCAGACATCTTTGCATCCGGCGGATCCGCCATTGGAAAGCACACTACTACGCAAGTTGACACATCCGTTAGTGCGCGTGGTTTGCTAAACAGATATCTGTACATCACTGCCGGCGATGCAACCACAGCGAAGGCATCAGCGGTAATTGAATGTGGTGCTGCCGATGTTGATAATATTACTTCTGGTCTTACTAGAATCAGATTAGCAAGAAGCGATGGTTCAACCACAATTGATATTGTTGCCGATTCTTCAAAGGCAAAAGCAGCTACAGATGCAGGGTTCTTTGGTACCTCTGATGTCTCAACTGCTGCTCACTTAGCACTGAGTATAAAGAACGGTATAGGAGCTACGACGGATAATGGTGGCGTATACACTACGGCTGTAACAGACACAACGAATGTTACTGTAACAGTCTATCCAGTTAATGCAACAAGCAATAACACAAATTATCTTGTTGATGACCCGGAAAAAAGTTCAGGTATTGTTCTACCGAATTTCACTGGTGGTATGCCAAACGCAATTACAGCTGGAAAAGTTCTCGTTAGAGTAACTGGCTTTGTTATACCCGATGATCTGTAATCTTGCTATTACAAACTTTAAAGCCCCCACTACGGGGGCTTTTTCGTTATTATACACTATTTATTTAAAGGAGAATTTATTATGCCCGGCAAAGCTAGAAGAATAGCTGCTCAACGAGTTAAAACTGCTGCTCCTGCTCCAAAAGCTGCCCCCAAGGCGCCTGCTCCTAAAGCAGCCCCTAAAGCAGCCCCCAAGAGCAAGAGCCCCAAAGCAGCAGCTAAAAAGCCTTCAAAATCAAAGAAAGACTAATACTTAGTAGCAAATTATATTTGATATTAATAAGCCCCCTGTATTCGCAGGGGGTTTTGTTGTGAATTTTACTACTTAGTTTATAGAGGGACAATTAATGCCAACAAACCTTAAACCCAAGTCAACAACAAGCGCCATAATACTAACATCAACCGGATCTACTGACGATGTAGCAAGTTCGGTACCGTTCGGCATCTACACGGGCTCCGTGAACTTTATATCAGGAGCATCGCTGCAAGTTGCATATGTCTATAAGAAGCTCGGCGGCGATGTCGTTGACATTGAATTAACTCCAGCAAATGTTTATTCTGCTTACGAAGAAGCAGTCTTAGAATACTCTTATATTGTTAATTTGCACCAAGGCAAGAACGCCCTAGGCGACTCAATCGGCGATGTAACCGGGACCTTTAATCACAAAGGCGAGCAAATCGGCCGGATACGCCCAACGGGTTCGAATTTGAGAGTTCCAAGGTTTCAAGCCAACTATGCACAGAGGGTCGGGGATGGCCTCATCTCACAAACTGGCTATGGTGGTACTAAGGCGATCTATTCGGGCTCTTTTAGACCAAATACAGATCAACAAGATTATGATTTGCAATATATTATAAATAGTGCTAGCGTCAACGGTGTTGACGATAAAGGATCTGCGGTTTCCTTTTCGGGCTCTGTCGACGGCAAGAGAATTTTCGTGACAAAGGTATATTATAAGACCCCCAGAGCCATGTGGAGGTTTTTTGGCTATTATGGGGGTATCAATGTGGTTGGAAACTTAAATACCTACGGCCAATTTTCGGATGATTCCACATTTGAATTAATTCCGACATGGCAGAATAAGATGCAGTCCATTATGTATGAAGATTCAATATGGACAAGAACCTCTCACTTTTCATATGAACTCAGGAATAATAAATTAAGACTTTATCCAACACCGCAATCGTTTGGAGGCGGCCTAGACCGACTATGGTTCAACTTTTACATCAAAGAAGACTCCACAGCCGACATCGCGGGCTATGATGATGGCACCTTGGGTGTCAATAATATAAACACACTACCATATGAGAATATTCCCTACAAAAACATCAATTCTATGGGCAAACAGTGGATTCGTAAATATGCGCTGGCTCTTTGTAAGGAAATGTTGGGCCAAATTCGTGGCAAATTCACAACTATACCGATTCCAGGCGAATCAGTTACGCTAAATCATAGCGAATTGCTTGCTCAGGCTAAAGCGGAGCAAGATGAGCTAAAAACTAAGCTGAACGAGTTGCTCGCTTCGACTGAGTACAAAGAACTTGTTAAATATGATGCTGAGAAGGCGGATGCGACCGCCAAGACATTCGCATTCTCCCCCATACCAATTTTTGTAGGATAATCGCTAGATGTCAGATGAATGGAAAAGACCCGACGCGCCACCTCCGCCGCTCTTTCTTGGTAAGAAAGAACGCGACTTAGTTAAGCAAGTAAATGACGAACTTATTGAAAAAGTCGTCGGTCAGGCCATTTTATATTATTCGATTGATCTGGAAAGAACCAATTTTCATGATTTATATGGCGAGGCAATAGAAAAAACCTTTTTGTCACCAGTTAGAGTATACGCTTTGATTGCTTATGACCAAGAAGCTACGGCATATTTGGAAGGAGCCGGCGTGGATGCTGATTCTATCATTACGGTTAAATTTCACAAGCGCCGGCTGAACGAAGATCAGAACCTGTATGTTCGCGAAGGCGACTTTATTCTATATGGCGATAATTACTATGAACTTACTAAGCTTTCCACTCCTCGCAAGCTGTTTGGCCAAGTCGACCAAACTTTTGAAATAATTGCAACCGCGAAGAAGGCAAGAAAGGGTCTTTTTGATGCTTCCTAATAATTTTGACTTTGCCCAATTACCGAATTTGCCAAAGAGCGGCTCGATGTCTCTTCGTGAGATCGGTATGCTTGAATCAACGATCGAAGATATCGATTATGCTATGACTTCTTGGCTTAAGAGCGATTTGAGGCTATTCGCGACCACAAACGAAGGCCGCAAGAAAGTGGATGTCTTATGGCAAGTTCCTGAACGGGCTTATCAGATCAAGAACGACAAAGACCTGAGAGACGATACCGGCACCCTTAAACTGCCGCTGATTAGTGTACAAAGGACCGGCATAACAAAAGATCCCAACAGGAAGGGCTCATATCAGGCTCATATATATTCTGATAAGAGTGATGGAAGAACAGGTCGCGTTACGATTGCACGCAGGATAGTGCCGGATAAAACAAGGAATTTTGCTGTCGCTTCCGGAACCAGAACAAACACCTCGGCCGCGCTCCAGCAGAATTATCCGAGACTTAATAAGAAGATCGTTATACAGTCGCTGTCCATACCAATCCCGGTATATGTTAATGTAGACTATAAGATCAGTATCAAGACAGAGTACCAGCAACAAATGAATGAACTGATATCGCCTTTTATTACCAGAACAGGCCAGATCAACTCATTTGTGATGAAAAGAAATGGCCATCTATATGAGGCGTTCATTGATCAGAGCTTTACAGCCACTGACAATGTTAACAACTTGGCAGAAGATATT